CCGTGGCACCATCAAGCAACTAAATGATGAAAAGCACTTGACGGACAAACAAGGATTGATCCTTGCTGGGGCCGACCGCGCTCTCAGGGAGATGCTACTGATCTTCCGCGATGATCCCATCGAAGGTCCACTTGAAGAAGCCTCTATGGCTGTGTGGACGAAGATCCTGCAGGAAGAGTCTTGAGGTATGGTGCGCTAAGGTAAGCGCATGGCAGGTACCAGTCTTTATTCCGTTTATCGCAGAACCGCACGTGCTGCAGCAAAGCAACAAGTTGTTAAAAAAACTTCCAACATTGATGTTGAAAGGGCGCGTATTGATTTTGCTTATTTTTGTGATGTTGTTGGAGATAAACCTCCTGCCGCTCACCATAAAGAATGGCACCGGTACCTCTGCACTGGTGACGATACTGAATGTTTAATTGGTATTGGTGGCCCCAATATTGACATCTTGGCTCCGAGGGGATCAGCAAAATCTACAGTTCTTGGTTTATATACTGCTTGGTCTATTGGAATACACGCTCTTCATAAAAAACCGTTAAAAATTCTCTACATTTCTTATACGGTTGATGTTGCGCGGCCTAAGAGCGCTGCAATCAAACGGATTATTGAAGAAAGTAAACTTTACAGGGAAATTTTTCCTATGGTAAAGATTGCCAAAGGTATCAACTCCAACGAATACTGGAGCATTGATTGGAAGTTTGCAGGTATTAAATCTACTGGTGAAGAAGAATTTACCATCTGTTGTGCAGGTCTTAAAGGTGCTGTGACCTCTAAACGTAGCCACTTATGTATACTCGACGACGTGGTCAAGAGCGCCGACGATATTAAAAATCGGGATATTCGACAAATGATGGAAGATAACTGGAACTCAGTTATTGTTCCTACTATGTTTGAAGGCGGTAGGGCCATTTGTTTGGGTACCAGGTTCCGTCATGATGATATTCACAGCACCACTTTTACACCTGTAAATGACTGGGTTCAAATCGTTCAATCCGCAATCACTGTTGACACTATCGGAGATGAAGTTTCCTACTGGCCTGAAATGTGGTCTTTGGAATACCTCCAAGATCGCCGTCGTCAAGCTCCTATCAGCTTTAGTTTTCAGTATCAAAACCAAATTGTTCAAACCAGTGAGCTATCGATCTCACCGGATTTAATTGTTAAAGGTCAAATTTCCACTGAATTTGATTGCCTTGGTATTGGGGTTGACCTTTCTGCTGGCGTCAGGGAACGTAACGATTACACAGTTATGGTCCTTGGTGGACGTGTTGGAGACAAGATTCACATCATTGATTGCAAACGAATGCGGGTTATGGGAAATCTGGAAAAATTGGAATCTTTGATGGAAATGTGTTACGAGTGGGGAATCGTGCATAAAGACGGAAACCAGTACCATGCTGGGGCCAGCAGCGTTGATGTTTGGTCTGAGGCCGTTGCTTACCAGGCTTCCCTGGAAGCTGACTTCAAACGGATCTGCCTTGGTGACCATGGACTTTACAATATCAACTGGCATGCGGTCAAAGGGTTCCGTGGGGACAAGGTTGCACGCTTCAGGGGGATTATGGGCCTGTTTGAACAGCGAAAACTCGTGTTTAACAAATATCGGAAGTTCCAGGCACTGACTGATGAAATTGTTAATTTTGGGGTAAGTTCTCACGACGATGCCGTTGATGCGTTAATATGGCTTTGCAACGGACTCGTAACACGAGGAAAACTAGAACTGGAATACTGATGGAAAGATTAAATCCTGAAACGCAGAAACCTTGGAAATACGGAGAAGTTGCGCCAGACGGACGAATTTTTTTGGCGTATCGCCGTAAATCCAGGATAAACAAAGACGGTACGTTCCAGATGAACTGGCTAACGCCTGAAGCGTGGATCAGGAGAGAAATAAGTTGCAAGAACGCAGCCAAACGAACACAGAAAAGAAACGTCAAGATTATTCACGAAGAAAAATTAAAACGTGGTTGTGAGTGTTGCGGTTACAACGCTCATGCCTGTGCTCTGGATTTTGACCATCTGGATCCCACAACAAAAACACGAGACATAGCAAAAATGCACACAACAAACCTCCTGACACTGGCTAAGGAAATTGAGAAATGCCAAGTTCTTTGTGCCAACTGTCATCGTATTAAAACCCATGATCTAAAAACATTCGATCAATTAATGGAGAAAAAGTGCTTTGATTTGGCTCTGCAATGGGTTAATGACCAGGGGTAAGCTTGAGTTGGAATATTAGGGTTAAAGTAATCTGGATTTAAACTTATAAAACCACTCAACAATGTCTACCGGATACTACATCATCGAATTAGACCAGGACGCATACGGTTCTGCTGTTGTGCCCTTGCCCGACGAATTGTGCCACGACATGGGGTTGTCCCCAGGTGAACGTTTTGACGTTGAAGTGGAGGATGATGTAATCACCCTTAAAAGGCTGCACGCCGGTTACGAAATTGAGGCATAATAGATACAGAGTCTCCTAACGAATGTCCGAAAACAAAACCGTCCTAGAAGATTTTATCCGGTCAGTCGTCAACAGGGATTCAGACGGTGGCGCCGATACCATGCTGCTGAACGCTCATCTTTCGCAGATGAAGATGTTCGGCATCCGACAGGGCGTCGAGTTCTACCCGCATCAAGACAACTTTGGCACTCAACGGTTTGACTTTGTTCAACAGGTCATCAAATTTAATAAGCTGGATGCCAGGCTCGATTCCGTGTGGGATCGGTTTTTGGCTTACGGCAAAGGTCTTTTCTATATTCGTCCCACCAAGAAAACGTACCGCCTGTACTGGTTTGACAAAGATGCGTACCGAACCTACTACACTCCAGAAGGTGACCTAGAAGAAGTCATCATCATTTATCCGTATAAGGTCAAATCTAGCCGTGGTTTTGGCGGCATCGGACTTTCAACTGATAAACGTTACATGAGGTTGCGGATTACCGCCACTGAAATTCAAGAATGTCATAGCGAACAAGAACTATCATTTGACACTGAAATTGAATACGCCACGTTAGGAAACACCACCAAAACTGCCAACACTATGGAATTTATTCCGTGTGTTGAAGTTTTTAATAATCCTGATGCTTTTGGTACTGAAGGACACGGTGAGTTTGAATGGTTGTCCAATCAAATCATCGCTCACGATGAAATGGTTAAAAACATCAGAGCAAACCTTTCTTTCTTTGGTAACCCAACCTTACTGTCTTCCAGGCCGAAGCAAGACATCATTGAGAAAACGGATGGTGACGTTCCTCAGCGCCCTAGTATCTCCAGTCAGTCTGGTTTCCAGTCGGAGTTCAGTCTTTCCAGTTCTACATATAAATCTGATAACGTAACTCGTCAAAATCCCGGTTACTACGGTAAACCTGGTAGCGGCATGCGCGTTCCACGGGTTATTGCCAACCTGGAGCCATCAGATCGTGTTGGATTTATTACACCTAATGCGATCAGTTCTGATCAGGCTCGGTATGCCGAACAGCTTCGTAGTGAGATTCGGCTTGCTCTGGGTGGCATCGACGACCTTAGTATTACAAATGTAACCGCTACGGAGATTAAATCAGCTTATGGACGGGTAAGTGCAACGGCTAAAAAGAAGTGCTTGCAACTTTATACCTACGGTATTTGTAAGTGCCTCGAATTAATGATTTTTCAGGAGGAGCAGATTTTCCGTAAGTCGCTTGCTTACGCTTCCGGAATTAAATTTCCTGATCCTCCTGCTGATCCAAATGATGAAGTTTTACAAGCTAAATACGAAAAGCAAAAAGCAACGTATGAAAAGAAACTTCAGAAAGCAATTGATACTGCAACTGAAACAAAAGAGATTCCGCCCGGTGTTCTTGGATTAGTACCTGATGGGGACAGGATGGTTTGCTGGCGCTGGATGGGGCCTGTCTATGAAGACACCACGCAGGACAAACTTAACCAATCAATTTTTGTTAGAAACCTACAGGAGTTAGGTGTTGATAGCATAGAAGCACTGAAGTATTTATTCCCTTCAAAAACGGACGACGAAGTCGCTGGCATGCTCGGCGGATTCCCGTTCCGGATGGTGGGAGAAGTACAGAGGGCAATGGCCACATTTATTGATCTCGTAAATCAAGAAATGAGGACCCCCCATCCGCAGCAACCTAATCTTCCAATGGCTGCGGATCCGAGACTTGATCTCACCCCCTTCCTTTACCGAACTCTCGAAAGCCTACAAAAAGAGGTAACCTATGCAGGCCGATACCGTAATGCCGACCCAGTCGGCACCCCAAGTATCCCAGACCCAGCCGATCAGCTACGCGGCTCCAGTAATGCAGCAGACGGCGGCTCAGGCACCTTCGGTGGCAACAACTTCGCAGTGGGTGGCGCCCTACCAAACAGCGGTGGCCCCGGCCCCGCAAATGCAGGCCCAGATGGGGGTCCAACAACCCCAGTTCAACCCTACAGCGTCGTACCCCCAAGCGTACCAGGCAGCCCCACAAGCGCCCCAGTCGGACAATCCCTACAAGTCGGCGTTCAACAGCCTGGTAGGGCTCCTGAGTTCGCCCGTCCAATTCCCCTTCCAGGGTCAACAATCGAACGGGATTCAGCAGACCGTTCCCGCCAACTACAGTTCCCCGGTAGCTCCAACTCAATACAGCAACCAGGGGACGCAGACTTATTCGCCTGGGATCAACAGCAACCAGGCTTACTCCAGCAGTTATTCCCAAACTTCTCAGGAAATAACAGCGGAACAGCTCCGCGCAAACGGGGTAAGTGATGCCAGCCTGCAAGTTATTGATTACTTCGGTGCTGACGCTCCTGCA